GGATAAGGCAGGCCCAGCTCGCGGGCGCAGTGCGCCATTGTGTAACCGTTTTTGAGAACCGGGCCGTCCCCCGAGCCTTCAAAGTAGCTGTCGCCCACCGCCAGCCAAGACAGCGACAATTCATCTTGCGCGGGGATAAAAATTGCATCTTGCGACTGCGCATACCAGTTCTGCAAAATGGCAGGCCGAATCGTGATCTTGCGCCATTTTTTGTTTGCGAACGTGAGGGTGCGGAATCGTTCACCCACGGCAACCTGAAATGGCGATGTGGGGTGGTACTCGACGCCGTCAACACTAAACCCAGCATCCTGCCCCGCCAGAAACTGTGGCTGTCGGTCATCCCATCCGAACGTGGTTTCGTCGGTGTAAAAGGTCAGGCTGGTGTAACCCGGCCCCTGCAGACTTTCCCGAGCGTCTTTGAAGTAAGCATACGGAACGAGATACACGCCAGATTGCAAATAATAGAATCCCGCAGCCGACCATTGATCAAGCCCTGCACGGTTAAATGGCAAGTTTGCAGAGGCCGCAGAGCACGAAAAGCCCAAAGATGGCGCCGATGTGGATTTCGTGTAACTCACCAATTCGGCTGCCTTTTCCGTGTCCGTACGAACGGGGCCTAGACACAGCCAGCCACGGTATTCGGCCGTAGTGGCGGACTGCGTATCACCAGGGTCTGCAACTGGTTTGGTGGATGTGGTATTTGACGGGGCTACTGTAGAAACCAGTGTTCCATCGTTGCCACTAATCACGGGAGACCAAACCGCGAACATATAGCCGTTGGATTTGACGCAATCGAGATTGTTGTAGGTCTTGGCGGTCCAGTCCGGGATGGTGGCGATGAACTTTTCAGATGCAAATGGGCGAGGCTGGGCACCAAGCAACATTTGCTTGAGAGCCGCCGTGCCCACCGCCCCCGATGAGGTGGAGGGCGCATCATCCACATCCCAGCCACTGCCCGTTTGAACTGCCGTGAGTCTGCCCATGATGATCTCCTATGCGCTTACGCTGCGTTGGCCACGCGTGAAGCCATGGCATCGGTCATTGATTGCTGCGCGGCTTGCTGCTGCACAACTTGCTGTTGCTGTTTCTGGTCGGCCTTGCGGGCATCGCGCACCGCTTGAACCTTGCGCGAGTCGGGCACGATGGACTTGGGCACACCCAGGCCATCAGCCACTCGGCGTGATGCTTCGTCGCTGTCGTACAGATCTGCCGCTTGAGCAAAACCGGCCTGCACTTGCTGGCTCACGAACACGCCATAGCGCTCGATGGCTGTCACGTCTTCAAGCTTCTGAGAGCGAGCCAATGGCGACACGTACTTGACGTGGAACGAGCGATTGACCAGCGAGGCGGGTGCAGCACCCAGGATGCCAGCGCGATAGGCCAAGCCGAAACAGCGCTCGACCAGGGGCTGCAGGAACTCGGCTTGCAGGCGGCCGAACACGGGGCCAAGCAACTGGCGGATCAAGGCAACGCGCACATGCACTTCGGTGGCGGTCATGCTTGGGCCGTCTTGAGGCTGCAGTTGATCGGCCATGAGGCGCTTACGAATGGCGCGCTCCAAGCGCTCCTCAGCCGTGAACGCGACATTGAAGTCGGCACCGGTCAAGAGCGGCTTCATGCTGTCCACGCTGTTGGCAACGATCACGCGACGCGGGCCGACCTTCACGGTCTTGGGATTGAGCACGCCGTCGTCTTCGGCGATCCACATGCCGGCGATGGCCAGTTCGGTGGCGCTCAATTCGTTGGCACGCAGGCGATTTAATAGGCGAATGTCAGGCAGTGCTGATGCGACAGGCCCCGTTGCATAGGCCGACTGAGGCAAGCGCGACCAGCGAGGCACGATGACGGGCATCTCGTGATAGCCCGATTCGCGCACCAGATGCTTGCTGGCCTTCTCGATGACGATGGAAGCGATGGGCAAATTCTTCGCCAGCATCGCGCCAGGCACCGAGAGCTTGCGCGGCTCGATGATGTGCACGAAATCGACCAGGGTGTCAGGCTTGTTGATGACAAGTTCGCGGGTCTTTTCGCTCAGGTTGTCGAACCCGTACGAGGTGGCCGCTTGCTCAGCCGTCATCTGGTGGGCGCGCTCGACGATGTCCACCGGGCCGCCCGGCTTGGACGAGGCGATGAACAACTGGTAGAGCGGCCAAGTCTCGAAGGTGTAGCCGCCAAGCTCTCGGTCTTCATCGACATAGAGCGCACAGTAACCAGCGGCCACCACGTCAAACATGCCATCGAAGACTTCGGCGTCGAAATTGGAGCCGTGGATGTTTTCCCAGATCGTGGCTGCAGCGTCAGACAGCCAACGCTTGTCGCCCTCAGATGAGCCCGAGACATCGACCTCGAACCACTGAGCGTTCGCAGGCACGGCACCGGCCACCAGGTTGGCAGCCAGGTTCTCGGCTGAGTCAGCAGACACCGAGGACAGCACGCGGGCGCGCTTGGTCTGCTCGGTTGAGGCGTCAAACTGCGAATCCCCACCGAAGCCAAAGCCGCGAGCGGGGTTCACGTAGTCGAAACACTCGCGCGTCGTCGGCTCATTTCGCTGACGTTCAGCCTTGCGGCGCTCGTGCAGCTTGAGGCGCTTTTCGATGGCCGCTTGATCCATGGTCACTGACCCCCGAGGGTTGCGGCGCCTCGCGCCATGATGCTGGAGACGGCAGCCGGGATGGATTGGCCCGTGCCTGTCGATGGCTGCATGGACTTGGAGCCTCGCGTCATCAAGCTGCCAGCGCGTGCACGCACTCGCTTGGCTGTCGTGACTGCATTGGCTTCGGCCTGAGCTTTGCCCTCAGCAGCCAAGCGCTGGTCTTCCGCTTCCTTGCGGGCGGCCTCACGGTCACGTGCTGCCGCTTCTGCGTCATAGCCGCCGCCACCGCCGCCGCACATGATCAGGCGGCCTTGGCTGGGGAGCCGTAAGTCGCAGGCACGACCCAGCCGTGTTCGCTGAGCTTGGCGCTTTGGCTGGGCTTCAAGGCGGTCACGGGGGTGGCAGGCTCAACATGCACCACGCGGTCAGCACCGCCGATGGTGGCTTGAGCTTGTGCAGCGCGCTGCTCGGCTTCGATGCGGGCGATGCGCTCGGCTTCGAGTTGGGCGCGCAGTTGGGCCACTTCATCGTTCACTTCGGCGGGGGCGTTGGGTTCGCCCACTTCATCGGCGACAGGCTCGTCGGCAGCGGCCTCGACAACGGGCTCGACAGTCTCGATGGGGGTCTGAGCTTCGGCAGTGGGTTCGCCAGGAACTTGAACGGCGCGAGGTGCGCGGGGATTGGTGGCCATTGGTTGCACTCCGGTCATTTGATGAGTTGACCGGGGCAGTGTTTGCCGGGTGCTGGTAAGAGTTCCAGACCTACGGGGCCGCCTCGTTCCAGGCTTTGGCGATGGCTTCGGCTTCTGCTGCGCTCTGAACGAACACAGCGCCGGGCTTGCTTTTGAATGTGAGGCAGTTCACGCCGTCACGATTGAGCACGCCATGCCACTGGCCATTCGGTGCGCTCCAAGGGCTGTAGGGCGGTTTAGCAAAGTGCTTGGCCGGCACTGCGTCAAGGGCGTGGTCTGGTGTTGTCATGTCATCAGGCATTCAATGGTCAGTTGTCGGTCATCCGCGCGCACAGGCACCTCGCGCACTTGCTTTGGCGCCCTGGTCGCATGCTCAGTGCCGCACAGAGGGCAATGGATCGTGCCACCCTCCCACGACTCCACATAGCCGCGCTTCATGGCCGTGCGTGGATCTCCCCACCTGGGCACATCCTCGCGGTTCAGTTTCGTGGTGCGCATCCACAGTTCAATCAGCAGTTCGCCCTGGTGCATCTTGGGGTCTGCCTCTTGGTTGCGCAGATCGAGCAAGGTGGGCTTGCTGATGCCTGTACATGCCGTGATGACGCGCAAGGGCAAGCCGTGCCCGCGCAAGTCAGCCAGCACGCGGAACCAGTCCACGCGCTTGACTTTGACTTGACGCAGCAAGGTGGACATCAGGCGATCACCTCGCAGATGCGAAACATCACCCCGCCCATCGGCAGCAACTGGCCCACGCGGAACAGCATCGGCAGCGCGTGGCCGCCGTCGATTTGCACGCGGGTGGTGGTCCAGTTGCCGCGACCTTTGGGGCGCAAGATCAGGGTCATTCGGTGGCGAGCTTGCTGCGCAGTTCGTAGCCCATCAGAGGCCAGATCTTGGCGACGGCATTGGCGCGGGCGATCTTGCGGCCCACTTCGGCGTCGAAGTTCTCGGGGCTTGCACAGGCGCTTTCACCCGTCACCGTGAAGCCATTGCGCAATATGAGCACGCAGAAGGTGAGCAGATCCAGTTGGCCGGGTGGAGACAGCACAGGTGCCACGCCGCCATCGTCTTCGGGCAATTCCAGGGAGGCAGCACCGCAATAGCCATCGCCAGCGGTGAAGTAGTGCTCACTGACAATGTTGGCCTCGATGTCGGCGGGGGTCACGCGAGGGGCGGTCAGGCCCTTGGCTTGGATCTCTTGTTCGATGGATTGGTCGTTCATGCTTGTCTTTCGATGTGCCGCACGAGTCCCGGTGCGGCTTCGGGTTATTGCATCGTCTGGAGGCCGTAATGCGCAATCAGCAAGGCTTCAGCCCTGTTGTGATGCTTGGCCAGCTTGAGCGGCGCCGTGGGGTACAGCGTGCGCGCCGTGGTCAAACTCTCGCCCTTGGTGGTCTTGAGCCCGTAGTGCCGCTTCCAGGCTTGAGGCTCGACGATGGCCCACGGGAAGCGCAACACCTCGAACACGGCCTCGATGGCACCCAGCGTGCGCATCAGGCTGCCCTGCGTCTGCACCGCGTTGTTCTTGCCGCCCATGGTGCGCACGGCTTCGCAGACCACGAGGGCGTTCTCTGAGGCCGGGCAATGGGTGCGCACGAGGCGAGCCAGTGCCAGGCCGTCAACCTTGCGCTTGACCAGACCATTGCCGGGCAGCTCGATGGTGGGAATGTCCTCGATGACCACGGAGCCGCGAGAGTCGATGAAGGCCAGGGCGCCGGTCAATCCTGGGTCGATGCCGATGGTGATCACGATGCGCACCCCCGGATGATTTCGACGATGGACGAGGCCAGCACGACCACGAAGAAGCCCACGATCAGGCGCACGGTTCGGCGCTCCAAGGCCATGATTTGGTCAGGTTTCGGGCAGGGCAAATGCGCGCGCGCAGGGCTCGCTGATGGGTGGTTTTCGCCCCTCATGACATCGCCCAATCCGTCGCACGCTTGCCCAACAAATGCGATCCATTCTCATCGGTTGGCAGTTGGTCAGACAGCACGTATTCCTCCACGGCGCTGGATCGGTCATCGCAGAAACGCAAGGCGCCAGGGTGGAACCAGAACTTGAGCTTGCCCTCCCAATCGCCGTTGCGCTGCTTCTCGACCGACACCATGGCGTCGGGCTGGTCGCCGATGTCGAAGTCGTGCGGGTTGGCCTCCATCTGGGTTTTCTTGGCTTTGTTGGCCCAGACCATGATGACGTTGTGCGCCTGGTCGGAGATCGAGCCTGTGCCCTTGATGTCGTACTTGGTCGGGGGCTTGGCCTCGTCTCCGCTGGCCGGCTTGCGGCAGTGGGTCACGAGGTGCAAGTGCAAGCCCGTTTCCTGGGCGATGCGGCACAAGGTGGTGACGAACTGCTTTTGCTCGTCGAGGTGCTCCTCGGACGCACAGACCATCATCATCGAGTCGATGAACACGTGCTGGCCTTGGAGCTCTTGCGCGAAGTAGCGGCACAAGCCCTGCATGGTCTTGCCGTCGATCATGCCCACATGGTCGAAGATCCACAGGCGGTTTTGTGTCCACTGGTGGAAGCGGTCGATGTTGTGGTCGCTGGGCTGACCGGTGCCCATGGCTTGACGGGTCATGCGGGCCATGGTTCGGGCTGGGCTCATCTCCAGCGAGACGATCAACACGCGCTGCTTTTGCACGCACAGGTCAAGCGCCACCTGAGAGGTGAACATGCTCTTGCGGTGGCCGTTGTAGCCCGACCAGCAGGTGATCTCACCGGGGCGGAACTCGATGCGGCCTTGGGCCTTGGCGCTGAGCATGGAGGGGGCGCGGTTTCGGCCCTTTTGGTGGGGGCTGAACTCGGCCTTGACCTCGCTTGCAAAGTCGGCCGCAGGGCGAACCTGGGCTTGGAACTGAGGGGCGGTGCTGTACTCGCTCAGGTCGATGGTGTCGGGGATCAGTTGCATGCGACGGGCTCCTGGGGGAAGTATTCCGACACGTCTTTGAGGTGCCAGAGTTTTGGTTTTGGGTGCATGGCGACCACGTAGGACACGAGGTGCTTTTCGATGTCGATGAGGGCCAGGTAAGCGTCAGCCTTGCAAGGCCAAAAGCAGCCCCGGATGGCGTCCATGGCGTCGATGCCTGGGGCCATGACGATGGCGACGGTGAGGTCTTCCGACCATGACCAGTCGTAGGTCTTGCCCGACTCGCACAGCACGTGCACGCCCTGCCATGGCGTTGGGCCGACGTACGACACGATGATCGGATCGGCTGGCCGCATGCCTTCGCGTCTTGCCTGGGCGACACGGTGGGCGCCATAGGCC